TATTATAAGTGGACAGGTTGTACAGGAATTATTAGTGTTTCACAAGTAAATCCACTACAAACTGATTTTGTTTGTGCAGATAATTTAACTCAAGAAGACTACGGGGCACCATTAACAATAACTAATATTGGGTTATGTCCATCAACAACACCAACACCAACTGTTACTGCAACTCCAACCCAAACATCAGTAACACCAACACCAACATGTACATCACCAACACCAACTGTTACTCCAACACCAACTGTTACACCAACAACTGTTTTTATGTATAATTTACGAACAGGTGGGTGGTATCAAGACGTATGTGGTTCTGTTAATATGACCGCCAATCCAGCAAATGTAACCATTTACACGTCAAAACCTTTCTCAACTTTGGTTAAAGGTGACTACGTTTATGGTAATAAATTTTTAACGATACCACCAGATGGTACCAATTTTACAATATCCGATGGTGCGACATTCATACAATTAGGAGGTAATCAAATTATTAATGTCGGAATTTGCGGATAATGAATTATAAAGTAAAAAGTATCGATATTTATTAACATGGCAGATTGTGGTGTATTAATTTCAAGTGTAAGTTTAAGTGGTTTAACAACCGAAGTTACGTTTTTTCCTCAAACCGGGGGAACTGTAGATTTAGGGTTTCAAGTTTTCCCATTCAGTTATGTTGCGGATTATTATTACGGAACATATAATTGTTATGTACCAACATACGCTTATACATATAGTATTACAATAGTTGCTCCTACACCTACGCCAACATCAACAACCACATTAACGCCTACCCTAACTCCAACAAATACCGAAACACCTACTGAAACTCCAACACAAACACCTACTAATACAGAAACTCCAACACAAACACCAACTAATACTCAAACTCCAAGTATAACTCCAACCAATACCACTACGCCTACAGAAACACCAACTAATACACCAACAAATACTCAAACTCCAACAAACACATCAACCCCTACAGAAACTCCAACTAACACACCTACTAATACTACCACTCCAAGTGTAACCCCAACTAATACTCAAACACCATCAGTAACTCCGACTAATACAAGTACTCCAACAAATACACCATCGGTAACACCAACAAATACTCAAACTCCAACTAACACACCTACTAATACTCAAACACCATCGGTAACACCAACAAACACTCAAACCCCAACTAACACACCTACTAATACTCAAACACCATCAGTAACTCCGACTAATACAAGTACGCCAACAAATACACCATCGATAACACCAACAAATACTCAAACTCCAACTAACACACCTACTAATACTCAAACTCCAAGTATAACTCCAACAAACACTCAAACACCATCGGTAACTCCGACTAATACAAGTACTCCAACAAATACACCATCGGTAACACCAACAAACACTCAAACACCATCAATAACTCCGACCAATACCACTACGCCTACACTAACACCAACAAACACATTAACTCCTACTAAAACCCCAACAAATACGCCTACTAACACATTAACGCCAACTAACACTCCAACTAAAACGCCAACAAATACACCTACTAATACATTAACGCCAACTAACACTCCAACAAATACACCTACTAACACATTAACCCCAACTAAAACGCCAACAAATACACCTACTAACACGCCAACTAACACATTAACACCAACAATAACATCAACAAATACTCCAACCGTTACATCAACTCCAACTAAGACACCAACAAACACACCAACACCAACTTCCATTGTTACAGTATTTACTGTAACGAACAGTGGTTCAGGTGCATATATTATAAACGGAAGTTCTAATCCAACTTTGACACTAACAGAAGGTCAAACATACACATTTAATATAAATGCAAGTGGTCATCCGTTTTGGATTAAAACTGTAAGTTCAACGGGTACTGGAAATCAATACAATACTGGTGTAACTAATAATGGAACTGATAATGGTACAATAACATTTGTTGTTCCATTTGGTGCACCTTCCACTCTTTATTACAATTGTCAATACCATTCTAGTATGGCAGGTACAATTAATATAATAACCTAATTGTTGTTAAAAAATAAATTATAATGAAAAAATAATATGTCTTGTAGTTCTACATATTGTATCAGTAACCCAATTATCTTAATAATAGGTAATAAAAATATAAAATTTAAACCCTATTTAATAAATTAGAATAAATCGTAGTATTTATAAGAAAATAGAAATATACCATGGCATGTAGTAAATATACTTTAACGAACACCGGTTCAACAATTGCGAACTTTAATTATAGAAGATGTGATGATTCTCTTTGGGAATATCAAGTTGAATTGAACCCTAACCAAACAAAAAACATTTGGTTAATTAACAATACATATTCAATATCACCTGTTTATGTTAATTCGGTTTCTTTGTTTAATCAAGGGGCATTTCCTCCTGTTAACCAAACAGCAACACCTACACCAACATCAACTTTAACACCAACTCCAACAACTACTGGAACTCAAACACCAACGCCGAGTACGACCGCAACTTTAACTCCGACTCAAACCCCAACCAATACACAAACTCCAAATAGTTCAGAAACACCAACACCTACACCAACTAAAACATCAACAAACACTCCAACTAATACTCCAACTAATACACCAACAAATACTAACACACCAACAAATAATGAGACTCCAACTAATACACCAACTAATACGGTAACTCCAACTAATACTGTCACACCATCGGTAACTCCAACTAATACTGTCACACCATCGGTAACTCCAACTAATACTCCAACTAATACTGTCACACCATCGGTAACTCCAACTAATACTGTCACACCATCGGTAACTCCAACTAATACAGGAACACCGGCAAATACTCCAACAAATACTCCAACTAATACTAACACACCGTCAGTAACTCCAACAAATACTAACACATCCACTCCTACAAAAACACCAACTAATACTCCGACAAACACTCCAACTAATACTAACACACCGTCAGTAACTCCAACAAATACTAACACATCCACTCCTACAAAAACTCCAACAAATACTCCGACAAACACTGTTACTCCAACTAAAACGTCCACTCCTACACCAACACCAACATCCCCATCGGCTACAAGTAGTGTATGTGTTAGTGGTGCTGGAAGTGCTAGTTCAAATGGTACGTATACATATGCTGGAACTTACACAGTAAATGGATTTAATAGACCAAAATACGAATTTGGTTTTTTCAATATTCTTCTTGTAGCCGCTTCAGGAGCAACATATTGGTCTATCTATAACTATGATTTAGAGGAGACTTATTATATTGGTAACACTACACCTCCACCACAATATCCTTATCAGGAAACCTCGTGGAGATTAGAGGCTTTTGGAGTTTCACCGGTACCAACAGTTAACGCCCTTGCTTGTCCCTAATGGATATTAATAATAATTTATTCAAAATATATTTTAAAAACCCTCGACATTGTCGGGGGTTTTTTTATTTTTATTTTAAAATACATAATAAATGAAAATATTTGTTCAAATTGCGTCTTATAGAGACCCTCAGTTAATACCAACAATTAAAGATATGTTGGAAAATGCCAAAAGACCTAAAAATTTAGTATTCTCAATTGCAAGACAATTCGCCGAAGAAGATGGATTCGATAACTTGGATGAATACAGAGATGATAAAAGATTTAAAATTTTAGATATCCCATATCAAGATGCTAAAGGTGTTTGTTGGGCAAGAAACTTAACCCAACAACTTTATGATGGTGAAACATATACCTTACAAATTGATTCTCATATGAGATTTGTTAAAGATTGGGACGATATCTTAATCAAAATGATTAAGGGTCTACAAAAAGATGGTCACAAGAAGCCTCTACTTACGGGTTATGTACCATCTTTTGACCCTGAAAATGACCCAGCAGGAAGAGCGACTGATGCTTGGAGAATGGTATTTGATAGATTTATTCCTGAAGGTGCCGTATTCTTTTTACCTGAAACAATTCCAGATTGGAAAGAAATGAAAAAACCTGTTACCGCAAGATTTTATTCCGCTCACTTTTGTTTCACATTAGGAGAATTTTCAAAAGAAGTCCAACACAACCCTGAATACTATTTCCACGGAGAAGAAATTTCAATTGCGGCAAGAGCATACACTTGGGGTTATGATTTATTTCATACTCACATACCTGTTGTTTACCACGAATACACTCGTAAAGGTAGAACAAAACAATGGGACGATGACAAAGAATGGGGTGATAAAAACAAACACTCTCACCACACAAATAGAAAACTATTTGGTATGGATGGTGAAAAACAAGAAGGTCATGATGGTCAATATGGTTTTGGACCAGTTAGGTCTTTAAAAGATTATGAAAAATATTCAGGTCTTTTATTTGAAAAAAGAGCTATTGACAAATACACATTGGATAAAAATTATCCACCAAACCCATATAATTTTGAAACAGAACAAGAATGGAAAGATAGTTTCTGTATGGTGTTTAAACATTGTATTGATATTGGATATTCTCAAGTCCCTGAGACTGATTATGATTTTTGGGTTGTAGCGTTTCACGGTAAAGAAGATAAGACATTATTTAGGAAAGACGCAGACAAGAATGAAATTGCAGGATTTATGAGAGACCCTGATAAATATTGTAAAGTTTGGAGAGACTTTCAAACAGATGAATTGCCAGAATACTGGGTTGTATGGCCACACTCAGAATCAAAAGGATGGTGTGATAGAATTACAGGTCAATTAAACCACAACGTCGTAAGTTAATGAATATTACTAATATACCTAAATTTATTGTTAATTTAGAAAGAAGACCTGACCGATTAGAACACATCAAAAAAGAGATGGAATATATCGGTTGGGATTATGAAATATTTAAAGCGGTTGATTTAAATAATCATGGGGGGTGTACATTATCCCATGTAGAAATATTAAAAATTGCTAAAGAAAGAGGTTATGAATCAGTAATGGTTATTGAGGATGATTGTACATTCTTACCATATTCAAAAGATTTGATTAATAAAATTGAAACCGAAACAGGTGAATTTGAATTTGGGATTATTAATCTTGCTCCCACTTTAAATAGACCTGTTAATCGTAGTGAGGAATTACCGTTATTTTTAGACATAACAAATCTTCCACCAAAAAAAGAACACGAACGAGGGATATTTGCAACTAATATGATATTATATCATAACTCAATTTATGATAATGTTATTGAAATGGAGAAACCTGAAATTTTAGGGTATTATGCTATTGATGATTATATCTATCAATTTATTTTACCAATCAAACAAAGTTATTCACCAATATTACCAATCGCCCCTCAAATGAGCAGTTGGTCCGATGTATCTCAGGGCCAGTATAATAATTTTTATACTCAAACTTATAATTGGAATGGGTATAGTCCTTGTAAAATACCTTCGGAATATTTAAACGGGACATTAACACAAGATTTAAAAAACAATAAAGAACACAAACAATTTACATATGTCAGTTAAAGTTAAATTTATTACATCAATTTATAGTGATTTATATGGTACAGAATTTGGAGGTAGAATGAGTAGGGGAGGACACTATAGTTATAGTTTACTTTCTTTATTAAAAATGACCGACGCAGATTTTTTATGCTATACCTCAGATAGAGAAATAGAACCATTAAAACAATTTTTTTATGAGACCCATTCAATATCTCCTGAAAAATTAAAATTTGAAATTTTTGATATTTCCAAAACAAAATTCCAACATTTAATTGAAGAATATAAAGATGTTGAAATGACTAAAAGGTCTGATAGATGTGTTGAAATTCAATACTCTAAATTTCATTGGTGGTGGAATGAAGATAAGTCCTACGATTATTATTATTGGATTGACGCAGGATTATCTCATTGTGGGTTAGTACCTAACAAATATTTAAGTGGAACTCATCCTGAACAAAGATATTATGAATGTAGTTTATTTAATAATGATTTCTTACATAATATGATTGAAGACACTGGTGATAAATTCTTAATTATTGGTAAAGATAACGATAGAAACTTTTGGTCTCAAACTTTAGACCCAAAATGGTACACAGAGTATGATAGGTCTCTTCATATTATAGGAGGATTGTTTGGTGGTCATAGAGATAAATGGGATAAAATAGTTAATATGTTTGAAGACTATGCGGAAAAAACTATTGTTGATGCAAAAAATTTACATCACGAAGAACCAATTATGACTTTGATGTATTTTAACCATAAAGAATTATTTGAAAGAAAACATTTTGATATTTGGTGGTGTAGAGATAATGCTCCTGCAGGTGTAACAGATGAAATGTTCACATTAAATAAAAGTTTTTTTAGAATTTTAGAAGAATTAAATAGAATATATGAGTAATATAACATTAGTAACCGGTATTTGGGATATCGGAAGAGGAAACTTAACAGAGGGATGGAGTAGACCATTCCAACACTATTTAGATAAATTTGAAAAATTATTAGAGGTTGAGGAAAACCTTATAGTTTTTGGTGATGAAGAATTAAAAGAATTTGTTTTTCAAAGAAGAAAACAAGAAAATACCCAATTTATTCTTAGACCTTTGAGTTGGTTTACTGATTCAGAGTTTTTTCCATTGATTCAAAATATTAGAACTAACCCTGAATGGTATAATCAGGTTGGTTGGTTATCAGAGTCAACTCAAGCAAAATTAGATAATTACAATCCTTTGGTGATGTCTAAAGTTTTTTTATTAAATGATGCCAGAATTATGGACCAATTTAATTCAGAATATATGTTTTGGATTGATGGTGGGCTAACAAATACGGTACACCCAGGATATTTTACACATGATAAAGTTTTAGATAAATTATCTAAATACGTTTCTAAATTTTCATTCATTAGTTTTCCATACGGTGCTGAAACTGAAATACATGGATTTAATTATTCAAAATTAAATGAATATGCTGGTGATAAAGTAACCAAAGTTTCTCGAGGAGGGTTTTTTGGTGGACCAACACATACAATATCGGATATTAATGGAATTTATTATGGTTTATTAAAATCTACATTACAAGATGGGTATATGGGTACTGAAGAATCAATCTTTAGTATTATGTCATATAAACATTCTGATTTGATTAACTATTTTGAGATAGAATCAAACGGATTAATTGGTGGGTTTTTTGAAAGTTTAAAAAATGATGAACTTAAAGTAAAAAATGAAAATGGTGTTAAACAAATTAATTCATTGGACACAAGTAAGGTTGGGTTATATGTTATTACATTCAACAGTCCAAAACAATTTAGAACTCTTATTGATTCTATGTTGGCGTATGATGGAGATTACATATTAAAAACCAAAAAGTTTTTATTAGATAACTCTTCTGATTTATCAACCACAGAAGAATACTTAAAAATTTGTGAAGAATTTGGGTTTGAACATATTAAAAAAGATAATTTAGGGATATGTGGTGGAAGACAATGGATTGCAGAACATTTCAATGAGACAGATTTAGATTATTATTTATTTTTTGAAGATGATATGTTTTTCTATCCAAATGAAGGGTCGGTTTGTAGAAATGGATTTAATAGGTATGTTCCAAATTTATATTCAAAATCTTTAGAAATTATGAAAAAAGAAAACTTTGATTTCTTAAAGATGAATTATTCAGAGTTTTACGGTGATAATGGAACCCAATGGGCGTGGTACAATGTACCTCAATCAGTTAGAGATGAATTTTGGCCAGGTAAACCAAGACTTCCTGAAATGGGACTTGACCCTAACGCGCCAAAAAGTAAATTTAGTGCAGTATTATCACACAAAAGTATTCCATATGCCGTTGGTGAAGTTTATTATTGTAATTGGCCTCAAATTGTTAGTAGACCAGGTAACAAAAAAATGTTTTTAGATACAACATGGGGTCACCCATTTGAACAAACTTGGATGAGTCATATGTATCAATTGGTTAAAAAAGATGAGTTATATCCAGGTTTATTACTTATGACACCAACAGAACATGATAGATTTGAACATTATAGTAGGGAGTTGAGAAAAGAATCATAACAGTATATTTATTGTTATGGAATTTTATATTAAAAAGAACGCAACATTACCTGTATTAAAAATGCAGGTAGTTAAAGATGGTAGAGCCGGTTATTTGCAATTAATGCAAGACTTAGAGGTCTCTACTATTTTTTTTACTATGATTGATGAGGGAACAGGGATTCCTAAAATTGTTTCTGCACCTGCGGAAATAGTTAATTTAATTTTACCTGAAGGTTCTGACCCCGAATATTATATTTATTTTAAATTTACAGAAAGAGATACTAACACACCGGGTAGATATGTGGGTCAATTTTTAATTAAAAATGACGAAGGAAATTTAATTCTTCCGATTAGGGAAGAACTTTATATCAATATACAAGATAGTTTTATTTCAGAAACCGCTTGTTGTTAACTTATGAAATTAACTAATTTATTAACAAAGATAATTTTAGAGGAAGTAGGTACTACTATTCCTGTTACTAAATTTGTAACCGATGGTTATTTAATAACACTTAACGCCAGTAAACATCAGTGGAGAGATAGACAAGGAAGTAAATCTCTTGAAGAGATTGTCGACATTTATGAGTACAACTTTATAAAAAATCCCAAATATTATGAAAGAGTTGGTGTCCCAAATAGATTAATTAAAAATGTGTTCATCAATGATTTTTATATCATTAAAAAAAGAATGTCAAATTTAAGTTTGAATAATTCTAACAATTCAATTGTTTTTATAAAAGAAGTTGGGGATGAATTAGATTTACCTCAGTATATGAATTATATTGAATTTTTATTATTCACGGAAGATTTAATAAACTATACTATAGTTACTTCAGTATTTTCAGAGAATGGTGACTACCTAAAAACTTTTGGAAAAACTAAAAGTAGTCCAAGATTTTTCTTGTAGGTTTAAAATAAATTGTTATCTTTGTACTCAATAACAACAACCACTAACACTCACAGAAATCATGACAACAATTACCTTCACAATGCAAGAAATATGGGCGGCATCAAGACCATCAATTCAAAAAAGTAAAAAGACTTACAACAGAAAACCAAAACATAACAAAAACAAATATTAATGAATAACCCAACATGAAAATGTTGGGTTATTTAGTTAATCTAATTTGACTAACCATTTTAATTTTCTATATTTGCTTACAATGAGTAAGGTAAACTTCACAATGACGTGATTGCCAATAAACCGCTCGTATATGATATATGTTTACAGACCAATACATTGAGTCGTTTCTACATGGAAATGACCCAGAAGAATTTATAGTCGCCATTGAGTACGACTATCGAGAGAATTGCATTTACAAAATTAAAGAGATTCCTGGTAAAGGAAAAGAAATCCGTAAAGACACATTTACCCCATTTGCTTGGGTAGGTGACTTACGTCAAATTAATTTTTATAACGGCTCCAAAGCCGCTCAAAAAGAGGCCATGACTAAACATGGTATTATGATTGATAAGTTAGAAACCCATGGTAATGAAAGATTACAAAAGGGTATGACTTTCATGGTTAAATCACTAAAAGGTTACAGAGAACTTATCCAATTCTTTAGAGAAGGTGGTTGTGACCCATGGGGTGATAAGACCAAAGACAAAGTAATAATTCTACCTCCTGTAGAACAATATTTAATATCCAAAGAAAAAAGATTATTCAAAGGATTTGAGAATTACGAAGAAGTAACCCGAATGGTTTATGACTTGGAGACGACTGCCCTTGAGCCTCAAGACGGTCGTATCTTCATGATTGGAATTAAAACCAATAAAGGTTATCATAGAGTTATTGAATGTGTGGATGAATCTGAAGAGAGAAATGCTATCATTGAGTACATCCTGACCATTCATTCACAAGAAAAGATAGTATGTTGAAATTGGCCAATGAGGTTGAGTCTTATACTCAAACTTCTATTTGGGGTTACAATGTTATTGATATAATTCACGCTGTTCGTAGAGCACAAGCAATTAACTCAAGTATTAAGGCTGCGGGTTTGAAATACATCACCCAATACATTAATGCTGAGGCCCCTGACCGAGTGTATATTGACCATTTAGATATTGGTCCATTCTACTCAAAGAAAGAAGACTTTTGGTTAAATATTCAAAACGGTAAGTATAAAAAAGTTGGTGTTGATTCTAAAATTGATTCAGTTTGTGAGAAACGAAGTGATATCTACAATAAAATAACAGGTGATAAGTTAGTCGAGATGTATCTTGACGATGACTTAGATGAAACTCTTAAAGTTGACCAAGAGTTCAACCAAGGTTCATTCTTGTTGGCAGCAATGATTCCAACAACATATGAAAGAGTTTCAACAATGGGTACCGCAACATTATGGAAAATGTTAATGTTAGCATGGTCTTATAAACATGGATTGGCGATACCTGCCAAAGAATCAAAGACTGACTTCGTAGGAGGTCTTTCTCGACTACTTAAAGTTGGTTATAGTAAGAATGTACTTAAACTCGATTTCTCGTCCCTATATCCTTCTATTCAGTTGGTACATGACGTATTTCCTGATTGTGATGTCACGGGAGCAATGAAAGGGATGTTAAGTTATTTCCGTAATACTCGTATTAAGTACAAACAACTTGCCGAAGAATATTATAATATTGACCGTAATAAATCTGAATCGTATGGTAATAAACAATTACCGATTAAGATTTTCATTAACTCAATGTTTGGTGCGTTGTCAGCTCCTCAGGTTTATGCTTGGGGTGATATGTACATGGGAGAACAGATTACCTGTACGGGTAGACAATATCTTCGTCAGATGATTAGATTCTTTATGACCAAAGGATATGTCCCATTGGTTATGGATACGGACGGTGTGAACTTTTCAACTCCTGATGATGCAAAAGACCGAGTTTATGTTGGTCGTGGATTGAATTGGAAAGTCAAAGAGGGTAAGGAGTATTATGGACCTGAAGCCGATGTTGCGGAGTATAATGATATTTTCATGAGAGGTGAGATGGCTCTTGACACTGATGGTGTTTGGCCGTCAACCATTAATTTGGCTCGTAAAAACTATGCAGTTATGGATTCTAAGGGTAAGATTAAATTAACAGGTAATAGTATTAAATCTAAAAAATTACCATTATACATTGAGGCGTTTTTAGATAAAAGTATTAAGATGTTATTAGAAGGCGATGGTAAAGCATTCGTTGAATATTACTATGAGTATCTTCAAACCATTTATGACAAAAAGATTCCATTATCTAAAATTGCTCAAAGAGCTAGAGTTAAGTTAAGTCTTGATGATTATAAAAAAAGGTTAACAACAAAAACTAAGGCAGGTAATAGTATGAGCAGAATGGCTCATATGGAATTGGCATTACAAAATAATCTAAATGTTAGTTTAGGTGATGTTATTATGTATGTTAACAATGGAACAAAATCGTCACAAGGGGATGTGCAAAAGATGACGGTAAAACAAATTAAAGATGCAAACGCTTTTAATTTGTTTAACGACCCAAAATCAAAATCAATCACTGATGGTGTTATGATTAATTGTTACATGTTAGATAAAGACATTTTGGATAACAATCCTGATTTAACAGGTGATTATAATGTTCCAAGAGCAATTGCGACATTTAATAAAAAACTTGAACCATTAATGGTTGTTTTTAAAGATGAAGTTAGAAATGGATTAATTGTTAATACCCCTGAGGAAAGAGGTATTTTTACAACGGCACAATGTGAATTAATCAATGGTTATCCATTAGGTAATGGAGACCAAGATAGTTTGGAAGAAGTTATGACATTATCAGATGGTGAATTATCTTATTGGGAAAAAAGAGGTCTTAATTCTGATTATATGTATGAGTTAGCGGAAGAAGGGTGGGAAGAAAAATTATGATTGTTTCAAACCATCGGAACTTAAAATATACCAGTTACCTCCAACAAATCTAAATTCAATACAAGCGTATCTTTCTGCAACTATTTCATCATAGTCCTCATCGATTTTACCGGTGTCAGGTATGATTGTAAGTCTTGTCATTGATTTTACTACCACATGGTCTGTTGTTTTTGAGTCTAAAATAACTGTTGAGTCAGAAACTCCCCTAACAACTATACAAGATTCACCATTAGTTTGGTAATTTGTTTCAGAAACTATTGAAATTTCTGATGTATCTATAACTAAACCATTAATGATTTTTCTTGAGGGTATTGTTTTTATAATTGCCATAAATTTAAATTACATATATTTGACGAGGCATTGCTCTAAACTTCATTTGTTTATTTAAGTTTTCTGCGATTAATGCTTCTCTTTCCATTACTTTATCGGGTCTCATTCTTGTTAACCATCCTTCGGCGCCTGTTAATTCTTCTATTAGTTTAGATTTTTCATCTTTAGCCTCAGTTAGTAAACTTTGGTAATCCATCGTAATTTCAGAATCAGGTGTCTTTAAATTCCCACTATATTTACCTCTAACTCTTGCCAAAGTTTCTTTACAATATGCGGTAAACCATCTTCTCACCCATTGTTGACCAGGAACATTTAAATCTTCCCAAGACAATTCTTCGATTGGTACATCTGTTGGTAGTTTAATAATATCAGGGTTATTTTTTAAACAATCAGCTCTACTATCAGGTTCAACATCATAATACCAATACCATACGGCTTTACCCACGTATTGACTATAACTTGACCAATTAAATTTACCACCAGGAGTATTCATCAAGTGAATTAATTTTTTACCGTCAGGCAATCCTGTTATTCTATATGTCATTGAACCTCCTAAAATTCTGTTAAGAATGTTTGATTCTTGCATTCTGATTAAGTAATCAAAACCTGACATCATAAAATAAGAACCTTGATTACCCATTTGAGCAAATCCTGCTTGGTCGGCACCTAAACCGATACCACCAAAACCACCACCCATACCACCTATTCCAAATGCGGTCCAAGGTTGGTCACTAAACCAAAGTAATTCATTAACCTCCCTACCTGCGGGGATTTCATAAGTTTGTTGGTTTTTTTCAAGAACAAAATAATCTTTTTTCAAAACCCAAGGACCCTCAGTTTGTAATCCAACAATTTTAGAATACGAATAACTAAATTGTTGTTCAAAATCCATAGTTCTCGTAACTAAGGCTCTTGCAACTGACCTTTCATTCATATTTAAATTCACAAGATTAACCCATTGTGAATCGATTAACCATTGAAGGATGTACTCTTCGTAATCTCCAAGGGCTAATTCCATTAATGAATCCATCATCTCGTCTTCAAGTTCAACACTTCTTAGTGGTGCACCTAACTGA